ACTGGCGTATTTCTTTCGGAATATGGGGAACAAATGATTAAGGATGGTTTTGCAGAACTACTTGATGAAGATTTTGTAGTGGAAGATATGCCAAAAAAAGAGGACGTCAAACAAGAGCCTGTTTACATTCCTATTCCTGTTCCTGCTGAATATTTCCAAAACGAAGAAGAAGAAAATATTACTAAACAAAAAAAATAAATAACCATGCCAACTACTGGAATAATTAATGGTACGTTAATGAGGCTTTACAAAGATAGTACGGCTATCGGTTACGCAACTTCGTGCCAAATGAACATTTCATCTGCTATGCGTGAAATTCTTACAAAGGATTCTGCTGCTGGTGGATGGAGAGAAGTAAAGAAAGGTCAACTTTCAGGAACACTATCAACCGAAGCGTTATACGCGGGCCCTGGCGATGCTTCAACAAACTATTTGTTTGATGATTTATTTACCGACCTCGTGGCAGGTACTGCATTAACGATTAAGTTTACTACCGACGTTGTGGGCGATAATGTTTACACAATGAGTGCCATTTGTACATCATTAGACCTTAACGCTGGTGTGGAAGAAAATGTAAGCTATTCAGCTTCATTTGAAGTTACAGGGGCGATTGTGAAAACTACTAAAGCATAATTTTAAAAATTACCTAAAATGAAAACAATAAAAATAGCTAATGCGGACATTCCAATTAAATTTGGTATGTTCGTTTTAGGTACATTTTTAAGGGAAAGGAAACTAAAACTTAGTGACCTTTCCCTTCTTGGCGAAGATCTTCTTTTGGCTCTTGAACTTGCTTTTGCAGGCGTTCAACAGGGGTACAAAGCTAAAGGCGAAAAATGTCCTTTTGATTTACAATCTTTTTGCGATTTGGTCGATACTGATATGGGTGGCATAGCTTGTATAATGGAAATGATTTCAAACGAGATTTCACCACCAGAAGATGAAAGCGAAAAAAACGTAGTGGCGAAGGCGGAGAACTCACCCTTGAATACATCGAACGCTTTTGTTTCGGAGTTTTAAGATTCCCTCCTTCGCAATACAACGACATGAGTTTTAGAGAGGTTGTTATGGCTATGCAAGGTTATAACAATTTCTTTGAACAACAGGAGCAAACGGAATGGGAACGAATACGATGGCAAACAACTTTATTACTAAATGTCCATACGGCAAAAGGAAAGAGTTTAAAACCAAAAGATTTAATCGAATTTCCATGGGAGAATCCTACTAAAAAAGAAACTAAAAGAAGTTTGACAAATAATGACAAGTCAATATTTGACAAATGGGATAAAGAAGTATAAATGGCAATAGGTAAGTTACTTTTAAAGCTGGGGATTGATACCACTAATCTTGACAAAGAGTTAGGTAAGGTAGAAAAATCTATGACGAGGTTTGGACAAAATATGTCTAATCTTGGTTCAACTTTAACCCAGTCATTAACATTGCCTATTATAGGTGTCGGTGCGGCTGCTTTAAAATCTTTTGCGGATATGGAAAAACTGCAAAATGGTTTAATTGCCATTATGGGAAGTAGTGAAGGAGCAGCGATTGAATTAGAAAAACTTCGAAAGGTTGCTGAAAACCCTGGTCTTGCTTTACCTGAAGTAGTTAAGGCTTCGGCTACATTGCAATCAGTTGGAATGTCGGCTGATGTTGCTCGCGAAACGATAACACAATTTGGCAATGCAGTTGCAAGGGCTGGAATGGGTGCTGAAACCTTTGATGGTGTTATAGTTGCTTTAGGTCAAATAAGCGCGGTTGGTAAAGTTACGCAAGAGGATTTAAATCAAATTAAAGGTAGGCTTCCAGAGTTTGCCAATGTAATGAAAAATGAATTTGGCGTAGTAACAGCCGAAGCAATAAACAAAATGGGTATTAGTGCAGAAGACTTTATAACGAGGTCGGTAAGTGCATTAGGAGAATTAGAAAGAGCAAAAGGAGGGCTTGGTAATGCTTTTGATAATTTAAAAGATAATGTTACAAATAGTTTAGCGGAACTTGGAAAAGTAATAAATACAAGTTTAAACGTAGAAGCTATTTTTACAGCTTTATCAGACAAAATAAATTATTTAGTAGAAGGATTTAAATCATTAAATCCACAAACACAAGCGTTCATAGTAAAAGCTGCTTTAATTGTAGCTGCTATTGGGCCCGCTATATTTATAGTAGGTAAAATGATAACTACATTTGGCGCATTAGCTGGCACGACAAAAATGATTATCGAGAATTTTAAAAAACTTAAAGGTGCTGTTATAGGTGCATTTACTACTATTCTTGCTAATCCTGCTATTCTTGCGGTTGTGGCTGCTATTGCTGCCGTTGGTGCTATTGCTTTATATGTTTACGATAACTGGGAGGCATTTTCAAGTAGGTTTCAAAATATATGGATAAACATAAAAAACAGTACGATGAAAGGCGTAGCTGATTTTATGAAAAACATAGATAAGCTACAAAAATTTTTAGGAATTGAATTGTTTGATGTAAGCGGTTTAACAAATTACACCGAACAACAAAAAGTAGTACAAAAAGAATTTAAAAGCATTGGAGAAACAGTTGACAGCCTATCAGGTAAATTAAAAAGTTTATTTTTTGCTACTCCAAAAACAGGAGGTAAAACAGGCGGCATTGTTTCCGAGGATATAATAGAGCCAACAACGACAACAACAGGTGGAGGCATGGGAGGTGGTGCAAGTCCTGTAACTGCAATAACGGCTCAATCTACAGGCATAACAAATATGCTACCTACCTTAGATTTATTAGCTATAAAATTAGATACAGCATCTGCAAGTAATCAAAGATTAAAAGAAACAAACGAAGAAGTAAAAAATTCATTTGTAAACACTGAAGCTCAAATGATGAGTTTTGGAAATACAATGACAAGCGCGTTTATTGCAGCAACAGATGCCTTTTCAAACATGGCAATGCAAGGTGAAACAGATTTAAAAAAGTTAGGCTCCGCAGCATTGCAAGCTGCAAGACAATCAATTACTGCAAATATAAAAATAGGTATTTCTGGATTAGTAAAAAATATATTAGACGGCCCAACAGGTAAAGCATTAGGACCATTTGCATTAGCCGTAGCAGGTGCGGCTGGTGCAGGTGCATCTGTATTATTTAATACTTTATTAAACAAAGTAGCTCCTCCAGCACTTGCACAAGGTGGTTTAGCATACGGCCCAACAATGGCAACCGTTGGTGATAATAGAAATGCAAGAGTTGACCCGGAAGTTATCGCGCCTTTATCAAAACTAAAGGGAATGTTAGATGGTGGCGGATCACCTTACATATTAACTACCAGAGTAGCTGGAAGTGATTTATTGGTGATTATGGAGAAAGCAAGAAACATTAACTCAAGAATAAGATAATGGCTGCAAGATATACATCTACATTTTATTCAGAAAAAGGTCGTAAGTATTACTTAGTAATAGATGACAGTACCTTTTCAGGAATGACATACGATATAGATGTTACGGGAGCACAAATAGAATGGCAAGCCGATGTTGAAAACGGTTTAGAAAGATACTCACCAATTATAGGTAGTAATTTTAAGTTTACTTATATCATTGACACAGAACAAAAACAACAATTATTAACCGACTTTTTAACGGCTCCAGAAGGTAGATTTACTATTCAATTAACAGGTTACAATGATTCGGATTCTCCAAACTTTTATTGGTATGGATATATTTTAGCGGACTTAATTGAGTTTGACGATATTCCCTTAGAGATGGGATATAATTACACCATAAATGCTATTGATGGCATAGGGTGGTTAAAAGGAATTGATTATAAGCCCGACGGAAGCGATGTTTACCAGGGTGACGATACAATTATAAATCATGTAAATAATTGCCTTCAAAAACTTACTTACGTTCAATCAATATATGGCACTTCGGTAGGCGTGTTGGCTAGTGCATTTCAATGGCATGAGGATTCATGGACGTATGATAGTTCTATTGACCCACTCCTTAGAATGAGGGTTAATCATAAAGTTTTTTACACTATAGATAGCAAGGGTAATTATACCTATATGAAGTGCTATGATGTTTTAAAAAGAATGATGGTGCCGTTAGGTTTAAGGTTCTTTTTTTCAGATAGGAAATTCTTTATGGTTCAGCCAAATACTTATTTAGATTCAGCCGTAGTAATTAATATTTATTACCTAACATCTACTTTATTACAGCAAAGTAGTTTTCAATCAAGTATTGAAAATGATAACTATTCCGAAACAAATAAAATGCTTCGTTTTAGCGGAGGTAAATGGGGATATTACGGTCATATAAAGGATTTAGATATAGAATATGAACACATCGCTTCGGTAAATTTATTGTCTGGTAAAATATTTAATAATTTAAACACGGAGTTTTTTAACTCAAAAGATTTAGATTACAATAATGATGAAGCTACTATAACATTTACCTCGGTAATGAAATATAGGGATAGTCAGGTAGGTTCAAGTACTATTGCAGAACATATAGTAGAAGGTTCTTTTGTTATTGAGTTAAGGCCTATTGTAGTGCCATTAATAGATTTTTTAACCGCCAACCGTTCACCCGAAATTACTACTTGGACATTAGGCAGCGGATGGACTTTTTCCGATGGTGGCGGAGCACCTTTAGGTCATGCAAAAGCAACCAACGCAACGGGCGATTTGGTTTATACTAATTTTACTCCCACAAACGGTGCTACTTATTATGTATCTTTTGGTATTGAGGTTACAAGTGGAACATTGGTTTTAAAAATGGGTGGTGATACTTTTAGTATTACAACTACCGGAGAATATTATGAAAGAATTGTTTGTGTATCAACCCAACAATTAACCTTTGACCCTAGCGGCACATTTAACGGAAAAATTAATTACGTCAAAATTAATCATGTAAAATACTGGCTAAAAAGAGATATTACATATAATGGATTTCAGCATACTTTTTCTGCTCAAAGTTGGGAGCAAACATTTAGCTATTACAAATTTATTATACCGGGAGGAGCTACTACCTTACCTGCTGCAGGTGGAATAGTTGATAATATTATAGTAAATTGGACTACACCAACAATGCCTGAAAGTGGGGACGTTGGCGTAAGGTTTTTATTAAGTAGGATTCAAACGGCAACGGGAACGGATTTACTTACAAGTTATTTGAAATTTTACGAGTTAGGTAATTTATTCATGGAGCATTTAGCGGCTGGGAATTTAGGAGGTCAAAATGATGTTATTGTTTATGGTTCTTTTAATAATGACACAAGTAGTATAAGCGTAAAAAAACGGGTGTTTATTGGTGACGGCCCATCATTAGGTAGTCCGGGTGCAATAAGAGTAAAGAACGATAGTAACACATGGCAAATAACAGACGGGACTGGATGGCGTGTAAAAGATATAGGTGACGGGAAAAACATTAATCAATTATTGGTAAATGAAATTATTAAAGGTCAGTTATTTCCAGTAAGAAAAATGCTTAATATGTCTTTTCAAGTTTTAGATAATGATAATCCATGGTATCCTCATGTAGCCATTGAAAATAACGATGTTAAATTTATCATGGAAACGGCTACTATGGAATTAAAAAGCGATA